TTCATAACATTCAGAATATCGCTACAGAAGGTCAGGATTTACATGTGAGAGCATCTTATCTTGGTGAGCATACTGACATAACTTGGAATGTCAGCTTGGTTCCTCCATCTAAGCGTATAGATGTCATCCTCCAAGATTCCATTGAGACTGGCGAAGTAACTTTGAACGGCTATCATGATACAGGAACTGATTTGTATCTCTTTACATCCAAATCCACACCTGAGATAAGCCTCAAGATATCAGATATTGATTGGGTTGAATGACGTTATACCCAGCTAAATTTGATACAGGTAGATTTAATTATTCCTACTTCAACACCCTCACTTTAGAACAGTCTCTCAATGCTCTAGTCAGCAAGACTGGCATTATCGAGACTTATGTCAATTCGCTGTTGGAAGCTCTGCAACAATGTGAACATAATATCAATTCACTACTGATGGCATCTCAAACACTTCAGCAAAATCTAGACACATTACTGTCTCAGACTTATTCCGTTTCTACATCACATGACGCACTGTTGATGATTACGGAGGCTCTTCAGCATTACCTCGACACTCTCATATTGACGACTCAGGAGAAACAAATCGATATCGATACTATCTTGCAGCAAACGAAAGCCTTGACCTATCTGACCGATAGCTTGTTAAAGAAGACCACAACCCGCATACATTATCTTAATACAATTCTTCAGGCCGAGGAGGTCATTAAAGTTTATGCGATTAATGCTCTACTCAAATCGACTTACAGTCTATCGCTAATTCATGACGCAATAGTTTCGCTGATAGGACTTGAAAAGGAATATGGCATAACCGCTATCCTTCTTCAGAAGAAAGAAATCAATTATATAATGGATTGCCTAATTAAAGCCACGAATCAGTTGAATTTAGTCTATGATTCAGTCTTACAAGCAACAACTGAGAAAGATTTCACGCTCAATAGCATATTAAGTACGCTCCAATCCATCACATATGATTTCAATGCTATACTTAGCGAACTTGGAACTCAACTCCATTACGCCTTTGATTCAGTATTATCCGCAATTAACTCCATTAGCTCTTATATCAATGCTGTGATTGGTCAAGTCATTCCAAAGGAGATGGCAATCGATAGCATATTGATGCAATCACAAATTCTAGACTACAGCTTACTAGCCATTCTATCCATTGAAATTGAGAAGAATCATAATTTAGACGCATTACTCAGCGCTCTACAAACATCAAACTACAATAGCGATACTGTATTACAGGCGACATACATTATCTCCCTATTGGAAGATGCATTACTGCAAAAATCATATGAGCGAGCCTATCATTTAATGACTCAATTGAAGGCTACTATAGGCGAAGATTATCTGATTGACACCACACTACATCTAATTCAGAAGGCGGAGCATTCTCTAGACACTATATTAGGTCTAGGCATGAAATTCATTGACTATTTACTTGATGGTATTCTGTCTGGGAAATTAAGCAAAGAGATACAGTTCGACAGCCTGCTTAGTCAAACCTTTAGCATCAATTACCTCACATCCGTTTATCTGTTAATGACGGCAAGCCTCCAATACACGATTAATTCGATATTTCAGGGTCGATATTCAAGACAATTCGCTTTAGATTCGATAATATACAAATTAATGACAGCAGCATATCTCACAGATGTCTTACTCCTCCAGAAAAAGGAGTGTCTATATAGCATCGATACAAATCTTAAGCTTCCAATCGGCAGGATATATTATTTCATTGACAGTGTGCTTAAGGGAAGACTCGTCTGTCAGTACATATTTACCACAGACCTTATCAAGGGCCTTTATATTGACACGCTACGAACTTCTATGGCTCCTGTATATGAAATTAAAACTACCCTTTCTGACTGTTTAGGAAATACGTGATTTGTGGAATGGCGTATCCCGAATATGAAAGGGGAACAACCATAAAGATATCTGCAGAATTTCTAGCGAATGGCAAGCTGGTTGATCCTCTCTATCCTCGTATTACAGTTTATAAGCCAGATGGTACAAAGCTAGTTGATAATGCTGAACCGTTTAAAGACGAAGCAGGTAAGTATCACTATTATATTGAGACATCCAAGACAGACCCATTAGGACTTTACATTGTAGAATGGAGTGGCTGGTGTGGTTTAGAGGGAACTCTTGGCTCTGGTCAAATCATTCAAAGAGATGTGTTTTCGTTAGTAGAAGTTGAGTAGTATGGCATTTGAGGATTTGCTGACTGATACAATCTATAAATACACGCTTACATCCAGTCAGAACGAATTGGGAGAATGGGTTACCAGCTACACGTCTTCCTCAGCAGTCATAAATGCAAGGGTGATGCCACTTACAGACGAAGAACGCATGGTCATTGCTGGTTTATACCCGCATGTCAGACTCAAGGTTTACGTTCCTTATTCGACATCCATCAAGCTTGGTGATTTAATCTCATATAATGGCGAGATGTATAGAGTGGAAGAGGCTGTATGGGATTCTGAAAAGACATATAAGAAATTGATGGTGTCGAAATATGAGCTATGAAGTATTAAAAGGCGTTAGGGATATCCTGATTACAGACGGCGATGTCCTATCACTTATCCCAGCCAGTAAGATTCGAGTAGGATGGAGTAGCACTGTAGTTGATTTCCCATTAGCTGTGATTAGTATAGTCTCCGAATCTGATACCGGCATGCTTGGTTATGGAACTGCAGAGGAAGGCGAGAAATTACACAGGGTCGAGGCTAGTATACAAATTGATGTACTGTCACGAGCATCCATCAAAGAAACTCTCGATATAGCTGATGCCATCACTAAGGCTTTAATGAAGAATGGCTATTCCAAATCTACTGAAGTTGATATGTGGGATGACCTGCTAAAAGCTCATAGACGAATGTTGAGATTTAAGAAGACCTTTATAAAGTCTGCATGAGATTTAAAGTCAAATTCAATCTGAAGAATTTATCCAAGCTTGTACCACATCGAATGCGAGAGCGATACCTTCCATATATCAGGGATAGTTTGATTCATATCCTCACAGAGATGGCCTATGATATGAATGAGGAATTGCAGCGGAGACGATATCCTGGTGCTTCTCCACCGCAGAGTGCTAGAAGAAACCCTGCATGGATTCATACGCCAATTGAGGAAGGCTGGAATATACCAAATCCAGAAATCAAGAAGACAAAGGTTATCGCAACTCTTTATAACGCATCTGAGCATCTCCTCGCAGTAGAATTCGGAACTCTCCATGTAGCTCCCATATTTCCACGAACTAAACCGTTCTTAGTGTTTGATTCGCTAAAATCTGATACGGGTATAGTAAGAGCTCCGTATGTTTCCGGACAGAAAGGCAAAGGTTTTATTGAGGCTGTCTTTAATGAATGGACTAGGAAGGGTATTGAGGAATATTTAGCTAGATGAGGTTAAATATGTTTGTATGTAGCCGGATATTACTGGGAATATGGCAGGCATCATAACTGGAAAGGATGCATCCTTCAAGATAGCAGTTGGCTCGCTTGATAACAAAGACCTAGCATTCTGGGGTGTCTCTGATATGTCTCTGTCATTCTCAAGAGATATCATAGAACAGGAACTTGTAGGGCAGACTGGCAATCTGAGAAAGCCAGGCAAGCTTTCAGTAGAAGGCTCATTCACGAATTGTAAGATTGCTGCTTCAGGAAATTCAGATATGCTTGATTCCATAATAGACCCGAATAACCTTCTGATAATCTCAGGACAGCTTGGAAGCGGAAATCTCAGGTTCTATTTCGTCTCTTGCCAAGTTACGTCCTTCGAAGTGACTATGGGAGATGCATCAACTATATCAGAGGCTAGCATTGATTTCACGGTACTTGACCCATACAATGTGACCTATTCAAACGGCTATATAACAGATACGTAATATGGCTAGCCCTGAGACTTATACCGGAGAAAATGCAAAAGTGGAGATTGCAGGTAAGGACCACGCAACTCTCGGTCTTTCAGACTTTACGCTAACACTCTCAAGAGACACGATAGAAACGGAACTGCTTGGAGAAAAAGGTAACTACTTTATGGCTGGAAGTCTTGGCATAGAAGGCTCCTTAACCGCAACAAAGCTAGATGATTCCGCTGCTGGTGTCTTGCTTGAATCGCTGATAAATGGTACGCCAGTTACAATATCAGGCACCGCCGGAGATAAATCAATATCCTTTTACTTCACAAGCGGCCTTATTACAGGCTTTGATATTTCACTCGGAGATGCCGATACAGTCACAGAAGGCTCCATTGATTTCACTGTCCTCAACCCGCAGGATGTTACCAAGACCTACAAGGGCGATAGTGTCCTCATAACAGATAGTAGCTAAGACAGCTGAGATTCAGGTGATTCACTTCTGTTTTATGTCTTTAATGGTATTAATGGAAGGAGGAGATCATGGAGAAATCAAAAGAAGAGCGCTGGAAAGAATTTGAGGCGAAATTAAAGAAATCTGAGGAGAAGAAGGCAGCTGAATTTATGAAGGAGCTTGCTACCAGAGACAAGCTTGAAAGGGATTTTAAAGAGGATATAATGTATGTGACCTTCGAGACTTCTCCCGAAACTAAGAGGACTGTCCTTACACGCAGACCTACTCA